CGACTGCTTGTCCATTTCCAAGCTTAGAACCAAGACCTTGTACTTCGAGCTATTAGCCATCCCTAGGAACGAGCGGCCAGTTGCTAAGCTATATGCTAGCTGCATACACCACTGAGTCTTACCTACACCTGGGGCCGAGCTAATTACCAACTGACCAGTAGCGTGGAGCCACTGAGGCAGTATCCACTGCAATTGCTCGACGTATTTGAGAATCTGCTCTGGCGTGTAGATGATGACAGTATCCTCCGCTATGTGCTTAAGCATAGCGTGATCTGCTATCTGTGACAGCCTGACCAGTTGATCGTTTCTACCGTCGTACTTCTTGATGCGGCCGTCTGCTTCGTATAGAAGCGAGACTATCTCTACATGCGTCAAATCCTCTTCCGCTAGTTCATGGGCTAACCTCATGAGAAACGAGGACCTGTAGGGTTCGACTGGCTCTTCCTTCTTAACCATCCGCATAACTTTGAGCGGCAGTGTGTTGTTAGCCAAGACCTGCGCTGTAGGTATTAGCTCATCCACCAAGACGGTAGAAGCGGCAGGAGCTGATATTGTGGGGAGGAAATCAAAGGCTCCAACCGTATAGGCGGAAAGGGTGTGACTTGATAGAACAACCGGCAAGTTATGCTTGTGGTTAATGGTCTCTGGAGGACGTAACAATTGCGTTGCGTCCCAGCCTGAACTATCAGCGTGTAGGTAATAGGTAAGCTCCCTGTTGATCTTCTCTACGACGTGATGAGTGTCCCTGTCGATTCGCCAGTAACAGTGAACGTGCGAAGCAAAGCTGGTTTGGACTATCATGGTAGGTTCTGACACAGATTGGAAATCAATCTGCTCAACCCCGTCGAACTCTACCCATACACACTGTAGCGTCTTAATCGACTCTTTGACTGCACGCTTCTCCGAATAGACGGCAGGCGATATGTATACGTCGCCTCCGCCATTGGAGATGTGGTCGATAAGAGCTTGCTTCTCTCTCGGATAGTCAAACCAATGTTGCTCAAAGCTCGTTGCCGTTTTGACAGGCGAATACACAAAGCCACTTAGACCATCGTATAGAGTGTCTAAATAGAAACTGAGCGTGTTCATGGCACCGTATTCCTATGCTTGACGACAGGCTTAGACCTCCAAATTTCTAGCAGATCGTCAATAGTTTCTTGTCTGTTATCCCACATTAGAGGATAGAGGGTCATCATTAAAGCAGCAACATCTCTATCTCTAGAGATTCCCCAAACCCAAAATGGTTTAGTGCGCTTCTTATTATGGTACGGTCCCCTTATCGTTCCAAGTCCAATTATCTTCTGTGCATGTTCTAGCACAGCCTTCTCTGTCAGGGACATGGAGAATCTAAGGCAAGAATTGCCGCTTTCATATAAAAAGAAACAGCCCTCCCCCTCTATCAATCCAGCAACCCAATATAGGTCCTTGATTTCCATAATGTCTCCAGAGACAAGTAGCCCCCGGCCTTTCGACCGGGGGCTACTGTCAATCAGAACGGAACGTTGTAGAACGAATCTGGCGTAGCAACCACCAGCTTCTTCCTCGTCTCTCCGTTGTACTCGTACGACTCATGGATCAGAGCCGCACCAACTGCCTGTCCGATGAATGAGTCAGCATCTGTCACATCGAGGTTGTCATCTTCCAGGTCTTTGCCCGTAAGTGCGTCGAAGAAATACTTGGCAGCCCAGGGGTTCTCGTAAGCAACCCACAAGTTGTGCCAGAGCTTTGCGCCCGGATAGTCGTCATCGGCCACGTTGAAAACGATAGCGATGTTGAATCCCTTTGCACGGGATTCCGGGTTCTTTGCTTCCTTGCACTTGTAGTCCGCAATCACGAGGGTGTATTGTCCCTCGGGCGGCAACTCAAATGGCGTTAGTTGCTTGGCGTTTCCGAAGTTGATCTTGAAATCAGGCACCGAAAATTTCCTTCCATGTTGGATTCGGTATGAATATGTCTTGGATGTTGAGGCGGTTCTTCGCCTCGATTGTGTTGGTTCGGTTGAGGTATAGTTTTCGGCTTGTTGTTCCTTTCAGCTCATTGTTCGTTGCCGACATATATCCGACGACGTTAACAAGTCTTGTAACAGCTTGTTGAAGTCGGGGCGTGATATCTGGATAAATTCCTGTAACGTTTCCGGTGTCAGGATCGAAAGCAATTCTTTCATGTCCAATAAGTACCACGTTGATCGGGGCGTCTTGCAGCAGACCAAACAGCTTTGTAAAGACCTGCGTAGCGTACTTGTAATCGGCTTCACTGAATGTGAACTCGTCTCGCTTGGCTGCACGTTTCTCGGCTTCCCTTCTCATGAAGTAGTCGTGCGCTGTTGTCATCGAGTCGATGATGATGGTGTCAATCTCCGGGTCATTGACCGCCAGAGCAATGTCCGTGATTAGCTCGGAGATATCTTTCGGGGTCTTAACCCTGGTCTCCTTGTACTCCGGCCAGTATCGCAGCGTCTCAGTGGACGACTCAAAGTCGAACCAAAACGGCTTAGGCGAATCGGCACAGAATCGGGTTTTACCAGCCCCTGCTTGTCCGTATATGAGTGCTTTAACCCACGGGGTTCGTTGTGTTACCGTCTGAAATCGTTTTATTTCCACGTGGCTTTTCTTTCGTTGCAATGAAGCATTGGTATGTTGTGAGGGATTTCGCCTCTCCGACTAGTTCTTCCTCACGGTAGTAACCGTCACCGTCATCCACATTGACTGTTTTTAGGCTCCCATCCTTGAACTTGACAATGAAGTAGTCAATTGGGATTGTCACTCTTGGCGTAACTTTCGGTAAAGGTGCTCTCATGCCTGCTGTCTCGTTTGGTGTAGTTCGCCGCCAGGATTGGTGAGGCGTCTATTCCCTTGCGAGAAAGGTAGCACGGTGTCTGGAATGCACAGTACCTACAGTGCTGACCGTAGAAGGGAACAGGGTCAGATTGTAGCATATGCACAACGACTCTGCAAATCTCATCGAAGTAGATTTCTAGTTCCCGCTCCGAGTAGTTTACTGTGGTAAATGTGAAGGCTTGATCGTAGGTGATTGGCTTGGCGTACTCCTTTGTGTTGGTGTAAGAAATCTCTGACATGGGTACTTCACCCATCAGCTTCCAGACAATGCAGGCGTAGTACAGTAGCTGGTTGCTGAATTGAGCGTCCAGCTTTCCCCACGCCTTTTCGCCGGTCTTGTGGTCACGGATACGCAGGTTCCCTGAGTGGTCACGATAGATTAAATCGGCAAACCCAAACAACACGAAGTCCTCTGTAGGGAATTCGAGTTTCGCTTCAACAGAGATGACTTGGATACCGTGGTCCACCTTCTTGGACTGTTCCCGTATGAAACGCAGCATCGTAGTTGTGACGATGCCGTACACGGAAATTAGCGACGGATCGCCAGTCGTCTCAATGTCGTTACGGATTCGAGCTTTGATCGCTTCTTCTGCGTAGGTAGAACCTGGCTCTACACCTGACTTAATCATCTGGTAGTAGACGTGGGATAACTCGTGGAAGTAGTTTCCCTTGTCGAACTTCTTGGCTGATTTACCCGCCGGCTTTAGCTCTTGCCCATAGATGTAGTCATACTTCTTGGGGCACTCTAGGTACGCCGATATCCTGCTCGGACTCACTAACGTCAACGGGATCGGTGAGAGTTCCGTCAAGAAGCCCCTGGATAATTTCATCTAGTGTTAGTCCTGCGTCTCTTAGTGCTTCGAGCCAACCAAGCATTTCCATCTCTTGGTCCGGCGAGAAAGTGATCCGGTCACTCATATCTTCTCCTTCACTACCTTACCAAAACGATCAAGGTAGACTATTTCGTGGATGCCTTTCGCTTCTAGCTCCAGCATACACCGCTTGCACGGTCTACTAGGCAGTTCGCCCTGGGAGCCTACTCGGGCTATGTACAGTGTCACTCTATCAGGTTTGTCCAGCATTCTCAACACGTTCATTTCTGCGTGGAAAGTGGACAACCCGAATGGTATGTTGAAGTTGGTATTACGTATGGTGTTGAATGCTCCTGCTAATAGCCTGGTATTTTTGGCTGCTACACACCCGACCTTCTTGGCCGTGATGTAGTTGGACTGACGAGCTAGATCACAAGCCTTTGCGTAGAACCTCAGGTCTCGTGTAATAGTCTCGACATTCCTGGCAGCTTCTGAATCCAATAGAAGCTTCGTTCCGATTACAGTGCTGGCAGATGATTGGCGGGGCATATTCCTCGTAGACCGTTCGTGGTGACTTTCTTCCAAGTCGGAAGATGAAGATGATGGAGCAGTAGATCAGGTCTACTACGATCCACCATGCGTGGATGTGTAAAATCCACCAGAGAAAGAGAAACATCAGGCCAGCTTGCTGTTCCGATGCACTTTCTTCGGCGTGTCTGTTACAGCTTCCGGATTCAATACCCGTAGACGCTTGTAGTACATATCACGCCAGTAGAGAGTGTCTCCACCTTTGAGCTTCTTGTAATCATCCGGGTACACATAGTACCGGGCCAATAGCTCACTGTCTGAGTACCTACAGATGTCACGCCGCATTGTCCCGCAGGACATACAACGGAAGTCGTAGGCTACGCCAAAGCTGGGCGGCCCAAGTCCAGACGCACAAGGGTCCAGAACATGCCGCCGCATAGCTTTGCAGCGTAGATAGTCGATTTCGATTTCAGCGGTCTTGACAAGACGTAGACGTGCCATCAGTTC